GAACAACCCCTTGCCCGCATCGCGCAACTGGTCGGCGGCTTCCTTGGTGGTGTCCACCATATCGGTGCCCAGGTCGGTGATCGCCGCGATGGGTTCCGCCGCGCCGTCCCGCACCCCCAGAGCCAGACCCTGCGTGATATATTGCCCGAAATCGCGGAATACACGCGACGGCGATTGGATTCCCATCAGATCCGCGAAACCGTCTTTCAGCTCCTGCCATTTCAGCTGCAGCCCGGCGATCATGGAATCCCAGCGTTCCAGGATGCCCCGCTTGAGGCCCTCGACAATCTCATAACCGAATTCGACGAACGCCTGCGGCCAGGTGGAAACGAACGCCTTGATCGCCTCCCAGCCGTCCACAAATGCCCCCTTGATGTTGACGAGAACCAGCCCGAAATACTCCCGGATGCCGACCCAGACCCCGGTGACAGCCTCGACCGCCACGGCGGCGCTGGTCTTCACCGCCTCCCAGGCCACGGCCATATCCGCCCCGGCGCGCGACAGCACCGGCCCCAGCGCGGCGCTGACCTCCTGCCAGCGCGCGCCAATGAATGTCGCGGCGGCGCTGGCCATGTCACGCACCCCGGTCCACATGATCGACATCGCGGATCCGATATGGTCGCGCACCGGCCCAAGGACAGAATCCAGCTGCACCCAGCGCGCCGCGATCCAGTCGATCAGCCCGCCCCATTCGCGCCGCATGTAATCTGCGGCATCGCGCGCGGCGCTGCCGATGGCCTTCCAGATCGGGATCACCAGATCGGCATGCGCCTGGAATGCCGCCGCCAGCCATTCGATCACCGGTTTCCAGCGGGCTATCAATTCGTCCAGCCCGATCGCCTCCTTGATCGCAGCCCAGGCCGCGATCATCTTTTCTTTCAGCCAGTCCCAGTTTTGCCAGATCAGGATCGCCCCCACCGCCACCGCCCCGATGACCGCAAGGATCGGATTGGCCAGCAGCGCGGCCCCCATCGCCGCAAAGGCCCCGGCCAGTGCGCCCACCGCCGAAACCGCCAGACCCAGCCCGACCACGATCGGCCCGCCGACCGCCAGCACCGTCACACCGATGGCCGCGAACCTCCTGATTTCAGGCGACAACTTGGCAAATGCTTTCGCCGCAGAAATGATCCGCTCCGAAATTTCCCTGAAAATCGGGGCCAGTTCCGCCGCCAGCTGGATGAACAGCCCATTTGCCGCCCGGCTGATCCGCGTCAGGTTGTCGTTGAAATCCCCCGCCGCATCGGCGGTGTCCTTGGAAATCACCAGGCCCAGATCCTCGGCCTCGGCGACCATTCCGGCGATGGCATCCCGCCCCTTGTTCAGTAGCGGGATCAGATCGGTGCCCGACTTGCCGAAAATATCCAGCGCCAGCGCGGTTTTCTCGGCCCCATCCGGCATGGCGGCGATGACGGCGGACACATCGGTCAGCACATCCTCCGTCGCCCGCATCTTGCCGCTGGCATCGGTGACGCTGACGCCCAGCCGATCGAACAGCGCGACGGCCCCCTTCGATCCCGCACCGGCATCCGCCATCTTTTCCGACAGTTTGCGCAAGCCGGTTGCCAGCGCCTCGACCGGGGTGCCGCTGACCTCGGCCGCATAGGCCAGCTTCGACAGCGCCTCGACCGGGATGCCGAATTTCTCGGCCATATCGCCCATATCGTCGGCGGCATTGATGCCGCGCCGGATGCCTGCGGCCATCGCCACCCCGGCCACGGACATGATCGCGCCGATTTTCTGCATCCGGCTGCCTATGGCCTGGGCCTGCGCAGAAAACCGCTGCAGCCCGGTCTGCGCCCGTTTCAGCCCATCGGTAAACGCCGCCGATTCCAGCGACAGGATGGCGCGCAACGCGCCGACAACAGCAGCCATGTCAAACCTCCCTGCGGGTTTTCCTGCGGTCGCGCGCCTCGATCGCTGCGCCCCACAATTTCAGGTTCTGCATCGCCTCATCGGGCGAGATTTGCGGCGGATGCACCCGCGCCCGTTGCCGGTTGGGAAACACCCTGTCGAATTTCGGCATCCGGCGCGGATTGCTGACCGCCACGCCCAGCAGCTGCGCCAGGCTATAGGTCAGCCCCTGATCGACCCGGATGCGCTGCCAGTCGCGGTCGGCGGCGGCCTCGACCGCCAGCGCCGCCTCGCGCGGGGTGGCCCGCCAGAATCCGGTCGGATCGAATCCGGCCGCGATCCAGGCCCCGAACCAGTCCTGCCAGATCAGCCCGCGCGGGGCTTTCCCCCGCGCCTGCTCCCGGTCGCCCCCGCCTCCCGATCCGGGAACGCGCGCTGCAGCGCCTCGCCGATCAGAGTGGCCGCCCGTTCCGCTCCGATCTCACCGATCAGATCGCCCGCCTGTTCGACGGTATAGCCTGTGCCCAGCCCGGCGCGGAACGCCAGGCGAATATCCGACAGCCGGGGCGGTTTTCCGGGCTGCCCCTGCAACCGCCCGGCAATGTCGGCCATGCCCGCGCCGAAATCCTCCTCGATCCGGCACAGGGCGTTGAAATCGAACCGCAGCAGATGCCGCGCCCCGGCGGCATCGAATTCAACCCCCATCGTCACGGCAGGTCATCCCATTCCGGTTTTCCGCTGACCCGCAGCGTCAGGCTGGCGGTCAACTGCCCCTCGACCGCGCCGGTCGGTTCAAACGATGTCAGAACGGCGGAATAGGTGCAGATCCGCACCGGCGTGACCTGCGGAAAACGCACCTCGAACAGTCGCGGATCGTCCTCGTCCATCATGGCGATCAGCACATCGTCAGTGGCATTGCCCGGCGTCCAGTTCAGCGCGATGGACAACTCACCCGGATCCTTCAGCCCGCCAATGAATTCGCGCCAGCAATCCGGCGAATCGTGCGCCGTCACGTCGATGGATTCGCGGGTGAAACTCGGGGCCGGAATATCCGTCAGCCCCCCCAGCAGCACCGTTGCGGTGGTGGCGACGGTGGTCGCCCCCACCCGCAATTCGATGCCATAACCCTGCACGGCGTCAGTCATGATCAGTCACTCCCTGTAAATGACCCGCAGGTCGATTGAGACACGGGCCAGCACCTCGCCGCCCGGCGTGTCGGGAAGGCCGTCGCGCACGGCGGCCACGAAAACACCGGCGAAATTGCCCGCGCGGTATCCATTCAGACCACGCACCGCCGCGCCCAGATCGCGGGCGGCTTTCGGCGTGGCGGCAAAACAATCGACCTGCACCCGGCGTTCGATCAGGCCCACCGGCCCGTCATGGGCCACCGGATCGTCACCGGACACCGTGACCAGCACCACGCGCGGCGGCGTGATCCCTTGCGCATTCCAGCCCCAATCGACAGGCACAGCGCCGCCGATCGCCGCCTTCAGGGCGGTGCGCAGGTCTTCTTCCATCGGCATCCGCTATCCCCTCGCCGCCTTGCGGGCGGCATTGGCCTTGCGCTTGGCGATCCGCGCCAGTGTCTTTTCAATCTCGGCCCGCAGCGCGGCGGCCAGGCCATCCAGAACCGCCTGCCGGTTGCCGTCCCAGGCGGGCCGCATCCACGGATTCGGCGGCATCGACCCCACGTATTTGCCGCTCTTGTGGTGGCGGGGTCCGGTGCCGAATTCGACCAGATGGGCATGTGGCGAGTTGGACCCCACATACATATGCAGCACATCCTTCCCCTCGCGCGGGGCCTCGCCGGCCTGCGACTTGTTCAGCTTGTGGCTGACGTTCACGCCATCGCGCAGCCTGCCGGTCGGCCCCACCGGGGCCAGGTCGCGGGCGGCCTGCAGCACAGGGTCCAGCGCCTGCGACATCGCCTTGCGGGCGGTGCGCTTGGCCGTGGTCTTGGCCATTTCCTGCAACACCTTGTCCAGCTGGGCCACACCCTGCAGCGACAGAGTCGGCTTCACGGCACCACCCGTCCGCAGGTGATTTCGATCAGCGCACCGTCGCGCACCGATTTGACCACGATGATCTGATAAACCGGCCCCGCCGCGCCATCGCGCAGCTGATCGGAATGCAGGATGGTGCGGCTGCGGCTGTCGGCCCGCAGGGTGAACCGCGCCGACAGTTCGGCCAGCGTCTCGCCCGCGCGGAACCTCTCGCCATCCGACACATCGCGCCGCGCGGCGGGCATGGTGAACAGCACCGCCGGGGCACCGCGGACCATCGTCATCCCGTCATCACTGACCGGCGCGCGCAAAATCTGCACACGCCGATCGAACCGCAGGCCCGCCGCCATCAGACGCAGACCCGCGGCCGCGAATACCGCTGCTGGCGGATCAGCGCATGGGCGGCAAAACTGCGCACCTCCGGCACAGTATCCCCTAGCCCGGCCCCGGCCATGTGCCACTCCTGCGCAATCAGGATCACCGCCTGTTTCAGCGGCTGCGGAATCTGGCCCGAGGCATGGCCCAGATTGGCCTGCACCCGGATCGCCGCACCGCCGAAGACCGCGCGCACAGACTCCGCCAGCACCAGCTGCGGTTCATCATGCGCGGATTCCAGCACCCAATCACCGGGGTCCAGATCGACCCAGCCGCCATCGGACCAGACGGCAACCGCCGTCACCGCTGCCACCGGGGCCGCCGGGAACCACCAGCGCCGCCAGCCCTGCCCGGTTGTGACCGGGGCCAGGATTTCCACCGCCCGCACAGCCAGCGGGCGGCGGGTTGCATCCTCGACCGTCGCGGTGGCGGCGGCGATCTGGGCGGCAATGGCGGTGTCGAAATCCGGCGAATCCGCCAGCGGCGTGGCCGCCTTGAATTCCGATACCGTCACAGCCTCGGGCGGTTGCCCGCCCGCATCCAGAATCCGCATCGCCGCCGCCTCCGATCAGGTCAGGATTCGCCGCCGGGCTGGGTATCGTCCCCCTCGCCGCCGGGCGGGCTGTCTTCACCGCCGCCACCCTGCTGCGGCAGTGCGGCGGCCGCCGCCTTCTTCGGGGCCGCCGCCTTCTTCGGGGCCGCCTCGGGCGCAGCGTCCTCCGCGACGGCCTCGGCCACGGGGCGGGTGTCATAGTCGACCGCCGCCCCGCCATTGATCAGACGCTCGGCCACCGCATCGTCAAAGGTGGCATCCTCGCCCGCATTGTAAATGCCATGCGGGCGGGTGAAAAAAATCCGGCGGCTCATTGGGGCAGCCTTTCCGCGCCGCCGAACACCAGCACGGCCGACAGGGCGGCGGTGTCGGTATTCGCCGCCGACAGATCGGGGGTGAAATTCAGCCGCACATAGCGATCCGCGCCGCGCAGCGGCACATTGACCTCCATCGTGCCCTGCCCGCCCGTCACCACGCCGGTGGCCACCACGGTGGCCGCGATGGTCTGCAGGGTGCGCACCGAGGCCAGCGCAGCATCCGGGCCGGTCTGCACCACGCCGCTGATGGTCAGGGTGGCGGCGGCGGCCAGCGTGGTCAGCCAGGGGATCGCCACCACCATGGATTCGGGCCAGCCATGCGCGGCGCGGTCGATGATCACGCCGGTCACAAGCGCGTTGTCACCACCGCCCCCGGCGGTGACGGCGGTATTCGCGGCAGCCCGCACGACACTGATTTTGTCGCCGATGCTGCGTTTTTCGTTCGTCATGTCTCTGTCTCCCTGGGCAGCGCCCATAGCGTGACAAGGCAGCGGGCCGCCTCGCGCGGCCCGCCGGTTGCATCAGGTCAGGGGATCAGGCCCCCCAGGTCACCCCGGTCAGCACCGCCAGCGCGGCCAGATGGCGCATGCCGATGTCATGCTGCACGATGGCGCGCATCACGGTTTCGTCGCGGCTGAACGACGCCTGCAGGTTGCCCGCCGCATCCTTGTAGGCGGCATCGGTCGACATGGCGATTTCCATGCCCATATGCTCGCCCACCACAACCTGCGCGAAATCGGCCAGGTAGACCTCCGATTCCGTGCCGCCGCCCAGGTTCGTCGGAATCTGGGTGGTGGTGCGATAGGGTTTGCCGCGCAGGGTGCCGCCCGCCATTTCGGGGAACGCGATATTGCCGTTTCCGTCACGCAGATTCGACAGATAGACCGCCACGCGCGGGGCCATCATCCAGCCCGGCCGCAGCATCGGCACATCGGCATTCAGCAGCGCCAGTTCCAGCCGGGCCAGATCGGTGGTGATTTTCACCAGATCGGGCGTGGCCGTCATGGTCAGGATGTTGGTCGCCGCCAGCGCGGTGCCGATCAGCTGATAGCGCAGCCCGCGCGGGGCGTAATCGCTGCCCGCCGCGCGGATGAACGCGGCATCGGTTTTCTGCCCGACCGAGGCCAGGATGTCATCCCGCACCAGCCGGTCCACCGCCACGCCTGCCGCGCGCAGCAGATCGTTGCTGATCGGGATCAGCGCCGCCAGTTTTTTCGCCGACAGTTTCACCTGCCCGAACCCGATGGCGGTGGCGGGCACGTCCTGCTGTTCGCCGATATAGCTGGCCGCCGCGCCGGTGGCCTGACGATTCATCGTCAGGTTGGCATTCGGCATCGGCACCGTCACCGGGTTCAGCGACATCACCACCGACGCCGGGCGCAGCAGTTCGATGATTTCGGCCGACACATCCTCGGGCACCAGGAACCCGCCCGCAGCACCGGACCCCATGTTCTGATTTGCGAACAGGCCGGAATGACCCATGCCCTCGGCGATCTGCGCCGCGACATAGGGGATGCCACCCGCCGCCGCCAGGGCGCGGGTCATCGCGGCAAACCGCAGGCCCTTTTCCGCGACCTGCGCGGGGACTGCGCCCGCCGCCGGGGTGCCGGGCAGCGTGGCCGCCGGAACGGCCGCCGCCGCCTGGGCGGCTTCGGCGGCTTCCAGCGCCTTGACCTGGGCGTCCAGCTTGTCGAAATCGGCCTTGGCCTTGTCGAATGCGGCCTGCGCCTTTGCGCCCGCTTCATCATCGGCGGCATCCGCCAGCGCGGTGGCCGCCACATTCATCGCATCCGCCGCCGCTTTCCGTTCGCGGCGCAGATCGTCTGCACTTTTCTGCATTTCAGAATCCTTTCTCATGCCAAAGAAAAACCCCGCCACGGGGCGGGGCGGGGTCATTCCGCAACGGCGGAAACTGGGGGCGGCCGGTCAGCCGCTGATCAACCGGGCGGCGGCCACCTGCGCCATTGCGGCTGCGGCAGCGGCGGCGTTGGCGCGCCCGCGGCCTTTGGCCGGGGCGGCGGGCTTTTGCCCATGGGCAGCGAACAGCCGGTCATAGAACGCCTGCGCCACCTCCTGCCGGTCGGCCAGCCCGCGGGTGATGGCATCCTGGCCGGAAAACACCGCGCCGCCGTCGCGCGGGTCAGCCGTCACCGTCAGGCGGGTGGCCAGATCGGCCAGCGGAATGCCGCGCCCGGCAGCAACTGCACCGTGAAACTTGACCTCGGTCTCATCCAGGCTGCGCTGCAATTCGATCTGGCCTTCCGGCGTGGCGGCATCCGGCCATTTGGCGCGGGCATGGGTCGATGTCATCATGAACCACTGTTCGCCATAGATCTGCGACGGGGCAACGAAACTATAGGTCTGCAACCCGACCCCGATGCTGCCCACCATCGCCCCCGGCGTCAGCACCACCTCTGTGGCACCGGCCGCGATCCAATATGCGGCCGAGGCCGCCAGCGGATTGACCAGCACATGCACGGGTTTCACCGCCGCCAGCTGCGCCACCGCCTCGGCGGCCGCCTCGACACCCAACACCATCCCGCCGGGGCTGTCCGCCTCGATCGCAACCGCCTGCACATCATCCGCCGCCGCCAGTTCTGCGCAGGTGGCGGCCAGACCGTGATAGGTGGTCCAGCCCATCCAGCGGGCAAATTCATAGTTGGGCGTCAGGATGCCGCGCAGCTGGATCGCCGCCACGCCGCGCACCACCTGATAGCCGCGCTCGTCCTGGCCGGGGGCCGCCGCCTTGGGGATCGACGCCAGCGGCAGGCCCAGCAGGCCAGCCGCCAGATCACGATCCAGCGCCATCGCCTGACGCCCCAGCAGATCGCCCACCACCTGCGGGCCGCGCCCGCCCGCAACCGGATCAGTCATCCTCGCCGTCCCCCTCGTCATCCCCGCCCGCAGGGGCATCCCTGCCCGGCTTGTCCTTGCCTTCCGTGCCGTTCTGGTTCGGCGGCGGATACAGTTTCTGCCCCTCGCCGTTCGGCAGCGGGGCCAGCCCCAGCATCGCGCGGCCTTCGTCGATCATCCGCACCGGGCCGCCGGTTTCCCGCACCGCCACCTCGCCCAATTCCTTGCGGGTCGGCCGCAGCAATTCCTCGAAATCGTGGCGCAGCACCAGACCGGCGGCGCGGTCAGCCGGGGTCAGCAGCGCGATGGACATCTGATCCTCGACCAGCGATCCCCAATGCGACAGGCAGTCGGTCAGGAAATCCATCGACTCCTGTTCGACATTGGCTTTCACGCCATATTGTTTCTGCTGCACCTTGCTGGGCGGCATCCGGTAGATTGCACACAGCAGGGTCGCATCGAATTTGCGGCTTTCCAGCAGCTGACTATCCGCCGCCGACAGGTCCAGCCGCTCGAATTTCGATCCGGTGCGCACCACCGGGAAACCGTCGATATTCGGATTGCGGATGGCCTCGGCGATCCGCCGGGCATCGCGGACCTCGGCCTCATCATCCTGATAATCATCGGGCATGGTGATCAGCCCGCGCAGCTGGACGCCCGACGAATTGCGCGCCGCCGCCTCCTGCCCGGCCAGGGCGATGCCGACAGATTCCGCCGCCACCTCGATCGGGCTGCGGCCGGTCCAGCCGTCATCGGCCAGATACCGCATGTGGATCATGTGCCGATGCGGCACCCGCCGCCGGACCTCGGCCCCATCCTCGAAATCGTAGAACCGATCCCGGCCCGCCCGCAGGATGCTGGGCTGCTGGCCGCGCACCGGCTCGACCAGCATCACCTCGCCGCCGCCATCGCGCGGCGCATAGGCATAGCCATTGCCGCGCAGCGCATAGGCATAGATCATCGCCTGTCGCGCGACCGATGCTGCCACGCCGGGCGAGGATTCGACATTCAATAGATAGGTCAGCCCGTGCAGGCTCACCGGCGCATACCGCCCGTCAGCCTGCCGCTGCATCACCCGCAGCGGCACTTTGGACAGATCGCCCGCAATGATCGAACAGCAGGAATACACCACCGCATGACGCTGCGCCGCCAGCGGCGACACCGGCGGCAGACCCGCCACCCGGCTGCGGCCACCGGCGACATTCACCCAGCCCAGATCGGTCAGCCGGGCGCTGGTGTCGAAGGTCTGCCCCTCGGCCGCCATCGCCACCGGCGCGGCGGGCGGGGCAGGTTCGATCCGTGCCGCAGGCACCATCGCGCCCCGGCCCAGCAGGCGGGAAATCAGGCTCATACGATCAACACCTTTTCGATCTTCCGTTTCTTCCGCGCCGCGACCAGCCGACCGATCGCCATGATGCTGGCAACCGCCGGGTCGATCCGGCCCATCGACCTGGCCTTGTTCGGCTTGATATTGCCCGCCGGGTCCTCGTCGCGGTGGACGTTGCCCACTGCCCAGGCCAGCACCGGATTTCCGCCGTGCTGCAAACGCCCTTGCAGCGCCAGCTTTTCCATTTCCTTCATCGGGGCCGACATGCTGGCGAACCCCTGCCCATGCTCGACCAGCGGAAACCGCTGTTCGGTCAGCCGGTTGACCATGTATTTTGATCCCCAGCGGTCAAATGCCACCTCCTGAAGGTCGAACGCCTCACGGATTTCGACCAGGCGGCGGATGATCGCATCATCATCGATCACGCCCCCGTTATGGATTTCCAGCCAGCCGCGATCCCGCCAGCCGATGTAATCCCGGTTCTCGCGCTGCGCCCGCGCCGCGAACCCCTGCGGCCCGGCGGGCAGAAACGAATAGACGATCAGCACGATCCCGCCATCCGGGGCCTCGACCGCCACCGCGATTGCCGTCATGTCCTGGCTGCGCGACAGGTCGACCCCAGCCCATGCCCGGCAACCCGCCAGATCGGCCAGGCTGATCGGGGCATTGCCCTGATCCCAGGTCGCCCGGTCGATCCACGCCTCGGCCCCCTCGGTCCACAGGTTCAGATGCAGCCGCCGGAAATTCGGCATCTTGCCGGTGATCGCCGCCGCCTCGCGGTAGATTTGCGCGAAATCCTCATCCCGGAACGCATGGCCCAGGTTCGGATTCGCCATCGCCCAGGCCGCGCGGTCCCCGGCATCGGCATCCCGCGGCGGCTCGGCCACATAGGCAAAGAACGCATCGTCCAGCACGTCGCCGCGCAGCACTTTTTCCGAATAGGCCCGCAACTCGCCGCAGACCGATGCCATGTCGGCCCCCGCCGTGGTGATCGCCCACAGGATCGGCTGCGCCCGTGCCAGCATCGAATTGCGCACCACCTCGAACAACTCCCGATCCGTCCAGCGGTGGACCTCATCCAGCGCCGCGAAATGCGGGTTGATCCCATCCGCCGAATTCCCGTCGCGCGACAGGCAGCGGATGCTGCCGTTGGTGCGCGGGGATTCGACCATCGACCGCCACGGTTTCAGCAGCTGCGACAGCGCAGGGCTGGCCTGCACCATGCGTTTGATTTCCTGAAACAGCAGCCCGGCCTGATCGCGGCTGGTCGCGGCGCAATATCCCTGCGGCGCGGCCTCGCCGTCGAACAGCTGGGTGAACAGCGCCGGGGCGGCCGTATCCGTAGTTTTGCCGTTTTTTTTGGCCACCTGATGATAGGTCGCCCGGAACCGCCGCAGCCCGGTATCCGCGTGTTTCCACCCGAACACCGACCCGTGCCGGAACACCTGCCAGGGCCGCAATTCCAGAGGTTTGCCCGCCATCGGCCCGGTGGTATGCCGGATCATCCGGGCGAAATTGATCACCATATCGGCGCTGGCCGTGTCGAAGATCAGGCCCCTTTCCGGCCCGGTTTGCAGATCCGTCAGATGCCGGGCGCAGGCCAGCCTGACCAACTCGCCTGCGACCTGCCGCCCCTCGACCACATCCCGCGCATAGGCGCTGACAGGGTGGTCGATCGGGTCAACCGCCACTGTCCCCGCCCCGCAGCTGCCGCATCAGGTCATCGAACAGATCACCCTGATTGCTGACCGCCAGCCGCCGTTCATCCACCGGCGACAGACCGAACAGCGCCGACAGCCGGGTCATCGTGGCCAGGGCATCATTGCGCTGCCCCCAGGTGGCCCGCTTTTTCTCCTGTGTGCCGTTCCGGGTTTGCGTGGTGAACCACGACCCGAAGGCGGCGATCTCGCCGGTGAACCGGATGAAGTCGCCCGCCGCCTCGCAATAGGCGGCCAGCTGCAATTCGTAGTGCGGTTTCAGCCGGTCCAGTTTCACCAGATGCGGGGCCAGGTCCTCCCAGACCTTGCGCCCTTCGTCGGACATGAAATCCGGTGCAGGAGGGACCGGACGCTCCACCCCGAATTCGGGTTTCATCGGGATGACATTGCCCAGATCGGGCTTGCGGCCCTTCATCCTGGGTCCGTCCTTTCCTGATGCCACCAACCCGGTGGCTTTTTTTCCCAATTCCCCCCGCAC